TATCTTTCTTCTTCTTCGTCAATATCTTCGTCATCTTCCCATTGATCATCTTCATCGTCAACAACATTATCGTCATCGTATTCTCTATGTTTTTCAATCAATTCTCTAATGTCTTGTGTAAGTTCTTCAATTTTGTCTAATTTTTTTTCTATTTTCTCTAAATTTTTATCAGCCATTTTGTCTCCTATGGTGTTGCACTTTCGTGTTCATAAATCACTCTAACAACCATACTGATAGCACCGTATGGGAAAAGTGTACCAGCATCAGTTTCTAAACTTATGACTTCTGTGTCTAATGCTTTATTGTTTCTTGTTATATCAGATTCAAGTTGCGTTTCAATGGCACTTGCTAAATTATTTCTTGCAGTATCTATATTACTTTCTACACCTTTTACATATCCTGTAATTAAAAATTCTAATGTAGCTATTCTTGTTTTAGCACCATCACCTAATTCTTGATCTTCTTTTGTTTCTTCTTGTGTTTGTACAAGTACTGCTGGATATTGTGATTCAGCTAGTTCTTCTAATGGAAATGGTTGTCTTGTACATTTTTTAATACTTGGACTAGAAATTGCTAAAATTGTGGTAACAATATGACTAGCTATATCTTCTCTCTTGCTCATATCTTTAACCTTTTAATTTCTTTTTTCATAAAATCTTCAAATGTTTTTCTTATAAGCTTTTCTGTTTTTAAATTAAATGCAAAAAACTTTCTTTCAGGTAGTTTACCTAGTCCTTTTTGATGAAACAATGCTTTTCTTGCCTCTGTTTGACTTCTAAAAAAAAGTTGTACTTTGTTTTTACTTTTTAATTTACTATCAATAGATTGTAACATTCTATTTGTATCTTGTAAATTAACTACTGTTTTACCTTTTTCTTCTGAATAAGATGGACTGTAAGGTACAAATTTTCTTTTATTAAAATCAAAACCTCTGTTAGTCCTATCAAGAATAATTTCTTTTAATTGTACACCAGCTTGTTCTAAACCTTTAGTAACTATATTTGGAAATCTTCTAAAAAAATTATTATATCTTTTTCTAACCTTTGGTAAATTAGAGGTAACTCTTGCACTTAACATTATCTAGTTAATCTTCTACTTCCATGTAAAGATTCTCTTTCATTTACAGAAATTGTGCCACTTTGATCTGAGTCATATTCTACACCATCTTCTAAAATAGCTTGAAACTCATTATTAAATTCTCCTCTGTAAAACTCGATCATTCTTTCAAATCTATCTTTATCTGCCTCTGGTCTAAACTTTGTTATTGTTGGTAGAAAAAACTTATATAAAAATAAGAATGCACCAGCCCTTTTAAATTGATCAAGATTTACTTTAGTGTCAACCATTTCTGCTGTGTTCAAAACAGTTATATCTGTATAAACGTTAGTTTTATAAACTGGCCACCAACGAATACGTAATTCTCTTAAAATATCATTCGTTGTTTGTGCTATAAAAAATGTTACCTCAGAAGATGTAGATGAAAAGCCAAACTCGTATATATCTGCTTGATAGTTAGATACATCACCAGCATTTATTACATTTGCACCTGTGTAGTTTGCCATGTTAGAATATCCAAGTTAATAATATTGCAATTACTATGATTGCACCCATAGTGACTTTTTTATTCTCTTTAGCAAGTTTAAAATATTTTTTTAACTGCATCATTTTTTTTTCCTCGTTTTTTTTTTTGGTTTTAAATCTACAACTTTGTCTGTTGTTTGTTTTACTTCTTTAAAAGGTTTAAAGCCTCTTGCATTAAAATGATTTATATTTGCTTCATATTGTTCTTTACTTCTAACAATAGTTTTTTTACCATTTGTTAATTCTATATCCATAATATCTCCTTATATCCTATGGCGGATTTCTCCGCCATAGAAAAGTAGTTATTAGTTGATAACTGACTCACCATTTATTTCTACACCATAAGAATCATGTAATTCACCAACTCCATATACAGAAGTTGCTACAATTTCATCTGCTCTTAAAGATGCATCTCTTTGAGTTTCAATTTTTAGGTCTTGCATCATAGCTAAACCTAATGCGTCTTGATGGAACATACCACCTTTACAGTTATCTGTATCAGTTGTTCCGTCTACATTTGAAGTTTCAAAGATTCTAGCTCCACCAATATTTCCGATGTATCCTGTTCTTAATGCTTCGTTAGTCAAGTCATTAGGATTTGGATTTACGAAAGTATTAGTTAATGCTTTTTTAACATTGTAAGCTACTTTTGGGTTAAGAACACAAGAGTAACCTGATGGTACTGCACTTTGTCTTAAAGTTGCTGATGCTTTGAAAAGTGTATCAACAGTAACTTCTGCACCAGTACTACCGACAGATGTTGAAAATCCATCAAATAATGCAGTTAAGTCTGTGTCTATTTTTTTTGCAATCGCTTCACCAAACAATTTACCGATGTCTGCTGCTACATTTCTTGGAGCAGAATTTCTAGCCATGTCTGTTAACGTAGTCATGATACCATTTTCTGACGCAGTAATTGTTACTGATGTTGGATTGATTGCTGTGTTAGATAAATCAGATGCTTCTGATACAGCCGCCGCAGAAACTGCCGCATAGATCGGAACTTCAACTGACTTTCCACCACCGCTTATAGCATAGTTCTTTACAAGTGGTCTCATTGTAGAAACTTCACTTGCTACGAACAATGCCTCTGCAACGATCTCTGTGTATAATTCCGAGAGCGTTGACGATGTTGTTTCATTTGCCATTTTATTTACCTATTATTTGTTATTTGTTAAATTTATTTGAGTAGGTTTTGAGTCTCGTGCTTTGCGATATTCTGCATATTTTGCTCGATCTTCTGGCTTACTCATATCTAAGTCCTGAATATTAAATGGTTTTACAGTTTTACCTTCGACACTACTCTGGCTCCCTGATCCAGACAATGACCCTTTCGAGAAATGTGGGTTAGTATCTAAAAACTCTTTTACAGATTCTTCAATCGTAAGTAGTTCTCCTTTATCGTTATACCTAATATTACTATGTTTATCAAGTATTTCAATACGATTATCATCTGATAATTTAATATTGTTTTTCATTAACTCTACAATTTGTTGAGGGTTAACTGCATTCATTTTAGAAGCTACTGACATAACAGAATTATCAATCTTTTCTTTTTTAATCATATTTTTCATATTGATTAACTCTTGATCTTTTTCTGCTATTCTTTCTTTCATAAGCTTTTCTATTTCAGCTTTTGTCTTAGCATCTTGTAATTGCTTTTCTTTTAACAACTCATCATCTTTTTTCTTTTGTTCGTCTAGCTGTCTTTGATGTTTTGTTTTTTCTGCCTCAAGTCTTGATTTAATTATGTTGTCAAGTTGAGCCTGTGTAAATGTTTGCTCTGATGCTTTCTCTACAACAGGTGTTTCTTCTTGTTTTGTTTCAGTAGATTGTTCTACTGCTTTTGTTTCTTCTGACATGTTTTCTCCTATATTTTTAGTTTGCCGTTATTGTCATACCAATCTGGATTGACAAATGACCATTGATGACGACAATTATAACCACCACGAACTATCAAAGGATTACCAGCTTTTTTGCCTTTCCATGATCTTCGCCATAATTTCTTGACTTCATCAACTGTGAAAAGTCCATTTCTTCTTATATCAAGTTTTCCTGTCCTGACAAGCCTACAAAACTCTCTAGTAGTTGGTATATTTGAGCCTTGATATTTAACGTAAGTTAGTCCAGCATCTTTAGACTTTGCAAGGTTTAGTTGTGCATCAAACTCTCTTAAAGAATCGTTTAATATTTGTCCAGCATATCTTTTCATATTTTCCCCAGCTCTATCTGTTGCAAATTTAGATTGTAATGTTTGTATGTTTTTATCTAGCCTTGCTCTTACAACCTTACCTTGAGTTGTCCTTTTGTCTAATCTACGAACTTTTACTTCATCTTTTTTAATATCTTCAACAAGTGCATTAATCTTTTTATCATCAGCACTAGCATATATACCATTGATAGTTTGTCTTAGTTCTTTTTCAAGTTCTGTAAATTCTACACTTGTTAAAGTAGATTGATATATTTTTTCAGTTAATCTTCTTGTAAAAGTATTTGAAACATCTTTGAATTGTGTAAATGATTGTCTTTTTAAATTTGTAATTAGTGTTAAATCTGCATTTGTGAGTTGCTGAAACTCTCTAGGAATATTGCCAATACCTTTAAATGCTCTCTCAATTCTTTTAGCTTGTTTTGTAAAACCCTCTCTAACAACTGTATCTGA